GCGGGATCGAGCGCCAGCCGCGAGGGCGGAAGGCGGAAGATTGCGCTCTCGCGCCCAGTCCAGGCTTCGAGCAGAGCGCGGCGGCAGCGGCGTTCCGCCTCTTCCGGCGGAACGGCCATCGGGAAACTCTCCGATGTGATCCGCGCCGTATCGACGGTGATGCGTCGCGCCTCGACCAGCGCGGCGTCGTAGTCCTCGTCGGCCCGGGCTAGTTGCCATTTCAGCGCCTGCGGCAGCTCGGTTTCCTGGCCCCGCGTCAGTTCCAGCACCTCACCCTCGCGGCTGGAGGCCAGATCGTCGACCGATAGGGTCAGGCTGGATGCCCGGCCGCGCATGACGAAGCGGATCACGCCCTCGGTCTCGATGGCATCGAAGCCGAAGTGGCGGGCCAAAGTAGAAATCGACGCGCGCGGGCTTTCCAGCGCGCCGATGACATAGCCCTCGACCGCGCCCCAGAGGCCGGAAACGTCGATCAGGCTTTCCGCAAGACCGGCGCGCATGCAGAGGTGGCGCACGAGCGCGGCGAGCGACACCGCGCCCAGCCGACCTGTCAGCCAGTGACCGAGCCGCCAGTTGGGGCCGTCCGTCCAGATGCCCGTCAGTTCGGGGAAGAAGGGATAGGGCCGCGCATCCCAGGTCCAGGCGGCGCATTCCGGCACATGCACCATCCGGTCGCCGTAGATGGCCGAAACCGGATTGTTCGCTGAGGTGCCCCACCAGAGGTAACTGGCCTCGAGGTAGGCACGCTGGATGGCGTCGTCGCGCCAGCCGCGCGAGAAGTAAGGCGTGAAGCTCTCGGAGGACTTCGGGTCGAAGAACACGTTCGGCTGGTTCGTGCCTCGGTCGATGGCGGGGCATCCAAGCTCGGTGAACCAGACGGGCTTTGACTGCGGCACCCATGCCGTCGGCGTGCCGCTCTCGATCCCGCCCGGTCGGTTGAAATGCGGGTTCGACCACCAGGCGCGGAGATCCTTGTAGCGGAAGACCCAGGACTTGCCTGCAGCGCCGTCGGTGATGGGCGTGCGCAGTTGCGCCGACCTGTCGGCCGCACTGGCATAGAACCAGTCGAAGCCCTCGCCCCCGGCAATGTTGGCCTGCAGGTAGGCCCGGTCATGGATGCCGGGCCAGCCCTCGAGGGCGTCGGCATGGTCGAACCCGTCGCGCCAGTCGGAGAGCGGCATGTAGTTGTCGATGCCGATGAAGTCGATGTTCGCGTCCGACCAGAGCGGGTCGAGGTGGAAGAACACGTCCCCTGTTCCATCGCCGGGCTGGTGGCCGAAATACTCGGACCAGTCGGAAGCATAGCCGACCTTGGTGCCCGCGCCGAGGACTGACTTTACATCCGCCGCCAGCGCCTTGAACGCCGTCACGGCCGGATAGGCGCTGCCGCTGGACCGGATCGTCGACAGTCCCCGCATCTCGGTCCCGATCAGGAAGGCATCGACACCTCCCGCCACCGTGCAGAGATGGGCGTAATGCAGGATCATGCGCCTCAGGCCCCAGTCACCCGCGGGGCCGGTCCAGTTCACGTTGTCGCCCGATACTGCGAACTGCGCCAGGGTGGCTGTACCGAAGAAGCTGGAGACCTGTGTTGCGGCGGCTGCTGTCTTGTCCGCAGTTCCGGCATAGCCCGACGCCGGGGAACAGGTGATCCGGCCCCGCCACGGGAAACTCGGCTGGCCCGGCGTCGCGGCATTCGCGCTGTAGGGGTTCGGCAGCGTGTTGCCGGGTGGCACGTCCATCAGCAGGAAGGGATAGAAGGTGACGCGCAGGCCGCGCGCCTTCATCTCGCGGATCGCCTGCACCACCGCGAAATCCGCAGGTGTGCCGCCATAGACGGGCCGATCCTCGGCATCGCGGCTGACGAGATGGGCGGCGGCCCGTGCCACGCCGTTGACCGTCCACACCTTTGGGCTGGTGACCTTCGTCGCCACCTCGACGCCCGGTTTGATCGAGCAATTGCCCGCGCGCAGGTCATTGCCGAACCAGGCGACGACGAGGCTGACACTCTCGACGGCCGGGGCCATGGCCTGCAAACGGTCGAGGGCCACGACGATATCGGCCTCATCGGGCAGCGCGTTCAGGTTCTCGGCCGAGGTGGTGCCGCCTGTCGTCTGGCCAAAGATGGTGGTCGTGGCCCCGACTGTCTTGCGGACCGCTTCGGTAGCATAGGTGAACTCGCCCGAGGCCGGGATCATGGTCACGGCTTTGACCAGCCCCTCGGCCGTGTCGGGATCCGCGAGCGGCCGGAAGACCTCGAACGAAAGCTGCGGCAGTCGATTGCCGTAGTTCGAGAGCGCCAGTTCCTCGAAGACCACATAGGCTGTCCCGCGATAGGCTGGGGTATTGGTCACCCCCATTTTGGCCGCGATGAAGGGGTCCGCAGCTTGCGCTTCGTCGCCGGGATACCAGCGCCAGGTGATCCCGGTCATGTCGAGCGGCTTGCCGTCCGCCCAGATGCGGCCGATGCCGGTGATCGGGCCTTCGCACAAGGCGACCGCGAAGGAGGCGTAGTAGAGGTATTCCGTCGTCTGGACCCGGCCACCGCCGCCGCCCTTGCCGCCGCCCTGTGTCGTGGTCTTGGTCTCCTCGCGGAAATCCGTGGCCCAGATGATGTTGCCGCCAATGCGCATGCGGCCGTAAAGGCGCGGGATGATCGCGCCTTCCGTGGCCGAGGTGATCCGCAAGCTGTCGAGGCGCTGGCCCTCGATCTTCTGCGCGGGCGCCAGCGAGGACACGATCCAGCTATCGACGACCGAACCGATGGTCGAGCCGATGAAACCGCCGATGGCGGCTCCGGAAAAACCGAGGATCGCGCCACCGAACGCCCCGCCGATGGCGGAACCGACAGCGCCGAGGACAAGCGTGGCCATGGGAAAATCTCAGCGAGCGGGGAAGAGGAAGGCGAAGGCGATGCGGCGTCGCCATGTGGGCGTCAGCGGTTCCTCGATCACGCCTAGTCGCTCATAGGCGTGAAGGAAGGTGCCCGGTCCGGTCAGGATGCCGACATGCTTGGCGATAGCGCGGGGCATCATGCGGAACAGGACCAGCGCGCCGGGTGGGGCATCTGCCGGTGCGATCTCCGGCATCATCGCCCGCGCTCCATCCGCCAGAACCTCGCGCGGACCGGTCTCGCCCCAATCCCGGCTGTAGGGCGGGATCGGGAAGGGCTCCGGCCCGACCACGTCGCGCCAGACACCGCGCGCGAGGCCGAGGCAGTCGCAGCCGACCCCGCGCAAGCTCGCCTGGTCGTGATAGGGCGTGCCAAGCCAGGATCGGGCAGCGGCGATGACGCGGGTCGGATCGGCGGCCTTCACAGCACAGCTCCCTCGTGGCCGCCGTCCTTGCTAGCGTAGCGCAGGACCGCGTCTTGACCTGGGATGTGGGGGAAGCCGCGAAAGTTGGCGACATTGGCGAACTTCGTCCCGCAGGTCGCGATCCGCTTGTCGCAGCCCGCCCGGACCACAAAAGCATCCGTCGCCATGATCGGCCGCACCGGGGCTTCCAGCAGGGTGAGGATCGCCAGACCGTCGACGAGATCATGCGACAGCACCTCGACCCGTCGCCCGGCATTCGCCCCAGTCGACCATTCGACGAGACCGAAGGCGAACCACCCCGCCGCGAAACTGCCGAGGCCGGAGGCTGTAAAGGCTCGGTCGCGCAGCGCATCGATCACCGCGCCGATGCCCTTGAAGGCCGGGGCCTCAAGGTTCACGCCGCAGCGTGCATCACCCAGCGCGGCGTCGCAGCTGGCCTGGAACGTTCGTCCGACGGTCTGGCCAAGGATGTGCGCCAGCGACCTGACCTCGGCGACGAAGGCGAGCCGCCCGCGCCGGATCTGACCGATGGCGCCGCGGCGCAGGAGCACGCGCTGCGCCGGGGCCGACCAGTTCACGCGCCAGACCTCGACTGCCGCATTGTCCCACCGGCCGTCGAGGATGTCGGTCTCGGTGATCCGGTCCGACGACAGCACCCCTTGGGCATCCTGCGCATCCACGGACAGATCCGACCCCGACCGGACTTCGGACGCCGTCAGCCCGCTTTCCGGTTCGAACTCGGTCCCGTCGAACGACAGCGTCCGGTCGTGATCGGTGAAGCCGAAGGTCACGCCGTCCGCCCGGGTGATCCGCCAGCACCAGGCGAGCGTCGTGGTGCCTTCGTCGAGATGGGCCTGCAGTGCTGGCGGGAGCGACTTCACTTCCGCCCCCAGCCGCGCCAGAGCGCGATCGAGGCCAGCGCCGAGGAGACGACCCCGCCTGCCGCGCCGGTCAGGGCATAGAGGTTG